GCGTCATTGACGGCTACGGAGAGGTTTCGGCTCTTCACGCAAAGATAAAGGCAACGACGGACGCTGACACTACCGCTACACTGAAAAAGCAGCTCAAGGCAGCTCATCGTAAGGAAAGAAAAGCGATCGGCGCGCTGATTATGTCCGCCGCGTTTATGGCGGGGATCGCTCAACTGTTCAGGCACATCTACGACAAAGAGCAAAAAGAAGACGAGAGCGTTGCCGAAACGATGCTCGCCGATTTTGGTGGGAATCTTATCGGAGGCTTGCCTCTCATAAGAGATCTCTACTCAAGAGTGATCGACGGATACGAGGTGGATAACTACGCGTATTCCGTTGTTAACGATCTTCTCGACAGCTCTATAAGTCTTTTTGACGCCTCAAAAAACATAATCTCCGGAGAAGGAAGTGCGGAGGAGCGCAACCGAGCTTGGCGAAATCTCTCATATTCCGCAGGACAGATCCTTGGCGTTCCGACACGTAACGTATATAACGTGCTTTACGGTCTGACAAAGCGCTTCAGCCCCGAGACGGCGTACGTTATTGACAGCGCCTTCTATAAAAAGAATTATCAGAACGACCTCTACCGCGCGATCGAGAAGGGCGATGACGAAATGGCGACGTATATTTTAGGTCTTCTCACGGGCGAACGAATGAACGAGGATATGGACGCAACCGTATTTAACGAGATCCTGAATCTTTCTAAGAGCGGTCAAAAGGTTCTGCCGCGAAGCGTTCCCACGTCGATCACTATTGACAACACCGAGTATATGCTCTCCGACACCGAGCAGGCTCAGATCAAGTCTATCTATGCCGGCGCGGAGAAAGCCCTTAAAACGCTATTCTCGAAGCCTAAATACAATTCACTTTCCGACGAGCAGAAAGCGGCGGCGATCGATTACGTTTACGACATCTATTATCAAAAGGCACTCGCCGACACATTCGGCGACGACCGCAACGCAAAGAGCTTCCTTATATCGGATCTTGTCGGCGCAGAGAATCTTGCGCTGCTGTCGATAAGCACGAAGGGCATTGAGAGCGACGTCGACCGTGACGGCAACGTTATCAGCGGAAGCAAGCGCCAAAAGGTCGTGGCCGCGATAAACTCGCTCAATATCTCTATCGATAAAAAGCTTCTGCTTATCTGCGCGAAGGGATACAGCCTTAAGGACAACGATATTCGAGGCGTGAAAGCCGGCGCGGCGAAGAAGCGACTGCTCCGATATATTCTTAGCCTCAGCGGGAAAACGAAAGCCGAAAAGGCGGCTCTTGCCGAAATGTGCGGATTCGAGGTAAAAAACGGCAAAATAATCACAAAAAACGCTTTTAATTAAAATAAATTGCGACCAAAAGCCACTTAGTTTGTGTTATTATAATCACAGGTGAAAAAAGGAGGGATGCCGATGTTTACCATAACCCCCGCAAAAGAATCAGAGATCACAAAGCTCGTTTGTCCTCACTGTCACGAGAGGGTCCAGAGAATAGGCATCAAAAAAGGTTCGAGAGTTGAAGGTCTTACCTTCAAGTGCCGCCGATGCGGTCTTCTCTGGGAAGTGAAAACTGAATAAAACACCAGCGCCAAAGTCCATTGAGACAGAGCCACATTTACCGACAAGCTCGGTATCTGTGGCTCTTTTTCATTCAAAATTCTTAAAAAGGAGGAGCACGCAATGTCAAAGAACAACAATTTTGCGACCAACCAGGGTGGCGTTATAAGAGCGCCCAAGCCCGTCAAGGATTCGCCCAAAGCAACCGTGGTCAAGGGCAGCGACCTTCGCAACGGTACAAAGAAATAACAAAGTAATTCACACCAAAAAGTAACAGGAGGAAAAACGAACTATGGATAACAATGAAACCATACTTGACGAAGAGCTCGACACCGCGGCGGAAGAGGACACCGACGACGTCGATACCGACGAAAACGACGGATCGGAAACTAACGACGAGCGTGACGACGAGTTTGAGTATGATGAGGACGGGAATATCATCATCCCCGAGGTAGTCTTTGACGACGAGACCGAGGAGGACGGTGAGGAATCCGTCGAAGAACAGGGTGAACCCAAAAAAACCGAGGAGAGCGAGGAATCCGAGGGAAAAGAGGAAGTAGCAGAGCCTGTCGACCCCAAGCCCGATGAAAAAGACACGAGAATTTCGCAGCTTGAGGCTGAGCTTTCAAGGCTTAAAGCCCAAGGCAAGGAAACTCTTTCTAAGCTGGGAGTCAAAGACAAAGACGTTATGGAAGGTCTTGTATCACTTGCTGCCGAGGCAGACGGGACTACTCCCGAAGAGTATCTCAAAAAGAAAGCCGTCGAGGAGAGGGACGCAAAAGCGCGAGCTCTTTTGCAGCAGACGGAGTTCGAGAAGAAAGCACGCGCCGATCTTGCAGAGCTTCACGCCGCGTATCCCGAAACCAAGCAGTACACGGATATAAGAAAGCTTCCGAGTGACATCTTGCAGAAGTTCGGACGCTTCCGCGATGCCGGACTTAACGCCAAAGAGGCGTATGCCGCCGCAAATCCCGACGGCATCAGAAATACAGTCGCGACGGCTGTTAAAAAGCAGTCACTGCGCGATTCGAAAAGTCATCTCCATACGACCGTTCCGAAGGGCTCGAAGGACAGTTCTGTCGTTATGCCCAAATCGGAGCTTAAGGAATGGAGAGACCTTTTCCCCGACAAATCAGATAAGGAAATAATGGCCTTATACAAATCTACAGTAAATTAATAAGGAGAATCAAAAATGTTTAAGCTTTTGAAAATCGAAAACGGACGTATGAACGTCCCCTCGCCGGTATATCACGAGGCGACCGCCAATGAGGAAATACACATCGGTGAGGCTCTCGTGCTCACAGCCGGCAAACTCACAAAATGCGCCGCGACCAAAAAGCCCGAGTTCATAGCTATGGGACATGTCGGCGCGGCCGATACTAACCGCAAGGTAGCAGCTTGCCGCGTAGAATCCAATCAGGTGTATGAAGTTCCCGTCACTGCGGCGCCCACCTCTCTCAAGGTTGGCGACAAAGTAACTCTGCACACGGACGGGCTTCAGGTAACAGCAACCACATCAGACGGCGTTATTACGGTTGAGAGTCTCAACGGCGCCGCAGCCATCGGCGACAAGATCGTCGTCAGAATATAATCACGGAGGAATAAAAAATGTCTAATTTCCAGTATAGCGCAATGTCGGGCAAAAATGACCCGATGTTCGGTAAGTTTGAGCATCCTATAAAGGCGCTCATCGAAAACGAGTCCAATCTTTGCGAAAAGAATAAAACGATCCTTGACGTACTCTTTAACGTTGAGAAGTCCAACCGCTATTCCGAAACCATTATGGGCGAGTCCGACTTCGACACCTTTATGGCTAAGGAAGAAGGTCAGGAAGCGGAGAACGATTCCGTTGAGAAGACCTACGACAAGACGATCTCTCATATCGAGTTTGCAAAGGAATTCACGATCACACGTAAGATGGCTGACGATGCAAAATTCGGTATGGGTGCGAACATGAAGAACAAGCCCAAGAAATTCGTCAGAGCTTACTACAAGACAAGAGTCAAGCTTGCGGCGCAGGCTCTTATAAACGCTACGAAGGCAAACTTCGTTTTCAATAAGGGCAAAGTTGATCTCACCACCGGTGACAATCTTCCCCTTTTCCACAACAAGCATACATATTCCACCGACAAGATGAAGGGCAAGCTTCAGTCGAACTACTTCTACGGCGATATTTCCTCGGATGCGACAAAGTTCCAGAAGACCCTTGCGGTCCTTGCCAACAAGCTCCGCAACCTTAAGGATGAGAACGGCGAGATCATGGGATACACCGCCGACACTCTCATCATTCCCTGCAACCGTCCCGAGCTTGAAATGATGGCGAAGGCGGTCATTGGAACCGAGAGAACGACAGGCAGCGATTATAACGATATCAACACCCAGTACGGAAATTGGACACTTGTTGTCCTCGATTACTGGGAGTCCGACAAGGATGAGATAATGATCATGTCATCCGACGCGAATGAAAACCTTCTCGGAAACATGTTCTTCAACCGCGTTAAGCTCGATATCACAAACGGCATCGATCCTCACACCAGAAACTTCTTCTGGAACGGTTACTGCCGCATGGGCGTCGGCTTCGGCACCTGGAAGCATATGCTCCGCGCGGTAAATTCGACACAGGCAATTACAAACGCAGACTCGCTCGCGTAAGGATCGCGGCGGTCTGACAGGAGGTCGAAATGCGAGTATCTGAGTTATACAAGCAGGTCGCTCAGCTCGGATTTGAGGACTCTCTTGAGGACGACAACAGATTCTACTACGCGGCAAACAGAGCCTTATTGCAGGTCAGTTCTATAAGACCTGCAATAAGCTCTTATATAATAAACCATAAGCCGATGGTCAATCTGTTGAAGGTCAATACCTTTTCACCCATAGAGAGGTCGGAGGATCTTTGTTTTGAGGCTCCCGATGCGAAAGCCTATTTCTTTGAGGCGGACGGCAACGGAACGCTTTACGTTGAAATGCAGGACGAAACGACCGGAGCGTGGGTCATTATCGGAGCGCAGGAGTTCTCGTCCCCGCGCAGGTTCGTTTCCTATAAGGGCTTTATTAAAAAGGACGGCTTTTTTGTCAAAGGACTGTTCAGGCTCCGCTTTGTCGGAGAGTA